AGACCACTTGGTTGTGCTTGACCAGTTACCTGTTCCGCCTACCCAATACAGAGTGCGAGCGGCAGGGGTAGCGGTGAAAATTACACTGAGATTGCCTGATACGTTTGTGCTATTTGCGCCAACGTAAAACTCACCGGGGCTTGCTGTATCTACAGCGCAATCACGAACAGACAGGTAATCAATACCTGAGTTGGCAGGGCCAGCGATGGAGAGAGTGAAGGCTGTTGCGGCAGTGCTGGAGTTAACTGTAACTACGTTGCCTACTGTTCCTGTTACCGCCCACTTGCCGATGGTTGTTGTCGCACTGGCAGGAAATGTAATCGTATGGGCTACCGTCTTGGTTGAGGCAAGCTCACCAAACGTATTGGCTCCCGTAATTGTCAGCGTTGACGATCCGGTCGTGCCGCCAATGGTCAGTTTGTTGTAATAAAGACCGCCCCCTGCAAAAGTTCTTGCGGATGTTGATGTGTCGGACAAAACAATGGTTGACGTACTGGCTACGTTGGTTCCTGCACCTGTCCACACCGTACCTGTACCAGCTAATGTCCAAGTGCCGGTGCCCATCTTAGTGGTAGTACCCGAAGCAGACGAAAACAACCCCGTTGTCACGTTATAGGTGACGGCATCAAATGTGCCTGCGGTCAGAGTCAGGGTTCTTGCAGAATTTAATGACAGTGCATCAGCAAGTTGTACTGTTCCTGACGGGTGATTGACCGTTACGGGACAGTTAAACTGAACGCCATTGCTGGTGATGGTTTGTGTCCCGTTTTTGGCAAACGTAATCGTGCCCGAGGTGCTAGATGACGTAACACCTGTGCCAAACTTCCAATCGCCGTAAACCACCGGGCTGTTTGTACTTGTCGTCAGCGTCATAGCACTTGTTCGTGCTGACGCATCAAAGGTGCCAATGTTCCAGTTGGCGTTGATTGTGATCGTGCCAGTTACGCTGCCTGTGTTGTCAAACACCGCCGTATCTTGGGCCAGCGGGAACTGATTAATGTCTGGCGTTCCACCAGACGATGGTGCCCAGCCAGTAGCACTCCAGTTCTGAGCGCCAGCAAGGTTCCAGTACACCGTCTTAGCTGCGGGGAATGTAATCCCTGTGTTGCCACCGCAATCGCCTGCTCGTGTGGGTGATACGCCTGAAGCTGCGCCAGCAAGGTTAATGTCGCGGAAGTCGCAGTCTGTTGCGGAAATGGCGGCTGCTGTTATTGTGCGCTGGGTGCCGATGGTGTTGGAGCGCAGAAAAATGCGTCGTACCGCAGATGCGCCAGCACAAGTCAGTGTGCCAGTAATGGTCTGATTGGCGGAAAAAGAAAGTATGGTTATTCCAGCACTGGCAGGAGCCGTAACAGTTAGATTATTAAATGTGTTTGTACCACTAATTGATGGTGTAGACGCTGTTGCCGCAAATGTTAAGTTGTATAGCGTTACCCCGCCAGTAATAGTAATTGTGCTGTTGCTGGTAGCAGATACAAAAGTAGATGTCCCTGCATTAAATGTCAAATTAGTTGAATTTAACTGAAGTGGACTAGCAGCAACCGAATTAGTAATTGTGCTCGCCCCCCAGCTAATTGACCTGACGTTTGTGTTGTTGGATACAAAAGCACCCAAGGATATATCATACCCTTGCGTATTAAACGTCCCGTTTGTCACCGTCAGCGTTTGTGACCCAATGTTCAGCGCCCCATTTGCCGCTGATGATCCAGACAATTTAACTGTGCCACCGTAAGTGTCTACGGTAATAGGGCAAGAAAACGTCTTACCTGCGCTATCAATAGTTTGCGTACCGCCACCAGAAAAAGTAAGTGCTGCTGTGCCAGTAAACGCTGTGCCTGATCCGTTTGTCCAGTTGCCGTAAACCGTTGTGGCGTTAGACGTTCCTAGCGTCATCGCACTGGTGCGCCCTGACATATCTACGTTAGGCACATAACCAATCGCTGTATCCAACGTGATCGTACCCGTTACCGATCCTGCGTTGGTAAACGTAGCCGTGTCTTGCGGCAGCGGGAAGTTATCAGTTGATGGTGCTCCGGTAGACGTTGTGGCCCAGCCGTTAGCAGACCAGTTTTGTGCGCCTGATAAGTTCCAATACACCGTCTTAGGCGTATCAAACGTGATACCTCTACACTCACCTCTGTTGCCTATTCTTGTTCCGCTGATCGGTGCGGCAGTGCCACGCACATAGATGCCACGGAAGTCTGCGTCGGTAAGGCTTGGAGTAGCGTTGACGACGAAATCGTAAGAAATGCCGTAGGTGGCGGAACGAAACCAAACTCGTCTATTACCCGCTGTGCCTGTGGTGCCTAGTGCGCCATTAAACGTTTGCCGTCCAGAAACTATTACTTGTGTGACACCTGCCGCAGCAGGACCAGTTATAGTTAACGCTTGAAATGTGTTAATTCCAGTTATTGTGTGCGTATTGGATGTAGTAGAAGTTAAATTAACGTTATAAAAAGTAAGACCGCCGCTAGCAAATGTTCCGTTTGAACTCTGGCAAATAATAGTTGACGTACCGGCATTAAATGTAAGGTTTGTTATATTTGCCAAATTAAAATAAATGTTAGTGAAAGCCCCGGTAGTTGTAAATGTGCTTGATCCTAAATTTATGGTTCTAACGTTTGAATTATTAGATGAAAACCACCAAACTGTAACGTTATAATTATTTGTATTAAATGTACCGCCAAAAACACCTAGCGTTGATGTAGAAGTGTTCAACGTTAGAGAACTTCCTAACGTCCATGTAGCGACGGTTCCGCTTGTAGACCCAGTTTGAAAATTTGTAGCGTTTATTACTACACCATTGGTTGTGATGGTATAGCTACCAGATGTGGCAGTAAAAGTAAATGCACCAGTTGCGCTCCATACCGTACCAGCAACAAGCGACATTCCACCGGCAATAGCAAACGTTGGGCTGGTTCCTTGAGCAAACGTAACAGTACCAGCTGAAACCGTAAGCGTTCGACAGTTCAATGCACCTGTACAAGTAACCGTGTAAGTGCTGGCTTGGTCAAAAAACACATCATCCGCAGACGTCGGTACAGACGCACCGCTTGCGCCACCGGATGATGCTGACCAGTTAGTCGTGGATGTGGTATCCCATGTACCAGTCCCACCAACCCAATAGCGATCTGCCACGGCTACACCTTATAAAACCAAGCACCATCAATTTCAATCAATTTGGCCCCCGAAGGCGGCACACCTTCAAGCCTCTGATATAGCTCCCCGCCCACTTCTTTAGTCATTTCAACAGACGGCTCTAACGAAGGAGCCGTAACAACGGCGATCCAATTATCTCGACGTTGCTCCTTCATTGCCTGAATCTCAGCCTCGGTATAGGCGTGGTCATCAGGCAAATGAAGGGCATCGGCAAACTTGCCGTGAGGCGTTTCAAATTCAAAATCAATCTTAATCATAATTACGCAATACGGATGATGGCGTTGGAAGCATCGGCAGCAGGGAACTGGACAACAAAATCACCGTTTGTTGATGTCTTATCACTGCCGAAATCCAGCACAGCAATCGCCTTATTCGACTTGCTGCTGTTGTAAATCAACGCACCCCTAGCCGTAAACGATGCGCTCGACCAAGTAGAGTCCGAGAAGTCACAGAAAGCAGTCGTGCCACTGGACGAGATTGCAGCCCCGGTGAGCGTGTTTCCACCAGTGGTGTACCCGTTACCGTTGGCGACCTCATTCGTGCTGCTGTAAGCCGTTGTAGAGGCATCCAGACTGGCAGAAGAAGTGAATAGAGCAATCTTGATCGTGTCAGTGTCAAGATCGTGCGTGCCACCAAGAAGTTCGGTCTTAAAACTGGTGCACATTGCTTGTGTAATAGCCATTTTTACCTCGCTGCGAGAGTCATTTTAAGTGGAGAAGCGGAGAATTCACCCTGCTCATCAGCAGTGTCAAGAGCAGTAATCGCACGCTGATACAGAGCATTCCATGTTTGCAATCGAGCATCGTTCATCAGATACGGCTCGGCCTCGCCTAACGCTCCGTACAGCAACGCATCGGGAGCATTGACCAGAAATACGTTAGAACTCACAGCATCCGATAGAAATGTCGGCGCTGCGTAGTAAAGCATCTGAATTGTGTATGTCGTGTCAGGGATCGGGGCAAACTGGAACTCACCCGACAAAATCGTGTAGTTCACCGGTTTACCGGATTCCGTCGTCCTGGCGTTGCGAGTAAATGACGATGGAGTCAGATACGACACAACGATGCTGGGATCGCTGACAAAGAAGATGTCTCGGAGTTCTAGGAAGTCGCTCGGCAATCCGACTGTTGAATCGCCGCCGGTTGTGGTCGTCGTGGCGACTTTTAGCATCTGACGGATTCTTAAATCTCGTCTTAGCCGTACCTCTGCAAGCTGAATAAAGTCAGGGATTTGTGACGTTAGGTCACTTCTTGCGAGATAGTTTGCGACGCTTGTTTTCAGGTCGCTGTAGGTGGCTAGGGCCATGTTTTACGTCATCCCATCCGAAGGTTTTAACTCCAATGTGCCCTATGTGCATACTGAGATCGTGGTCTACATACACCGGAACGTCGTTCTCCATGCACTTAACGCAAAAAGCGACATCCTCGCCGATAACATTTCCGTGGTCAGTCCAGATAATATCGAACCACGGACGGGGAACCTTTGCAAATACGTCTTTGCTGATAAGTGTAACCGCAAACCCTACCGCTGTCACCTGCTCAATACCTGATTTGCCCCTCGATTCGACCTTTGACCAGACCTGATAAGGCTCGCCTTCAGCCTTCCCTGCCAGCATCTCCCGCTTGATCTCAAGGTTCAGCGCTGTCGGGAGAATCGGCTCCCGTCTGGTTGTCGCATTCGTCCCGATAACCTGCGCTTGTCTGGCCTGCAAGACCTCCAGAGCATTAGCTGGGAACCGCTGATCGCTGTCAATCCACAATAATTGATCCGCACCCCATTCCAGAGCTTCAGAAGCCAGTTTCTCCCGCTGAGTAAATATCAGCGTCCCCGGCATTTGAAGCAACTCGATCTGATTTACCCCTCTGCTAGCTTCGTACTGGCATAACCTAGCCAGATCGAAACAAAAACCGGACATAACCTCGTCTCTACACGGTACGCAGATGGCAACTTTCAAATTTTCCCCGGATGTGTGCGAAAGAATCGATTGTCAGGATGGTTCAAAAACGCTCGAAACCTAGTCTGGTCACGCACAACAAACCCCTGCATGACACCCTTACGGTTTAGATCGTCAATAACTGTCAGAGGCAGGCGAGCAACGTGAGTGATAACGTCGTCAAACTTACCATCAGAATCGTTGAATTGCCGCTTGTTGGCTTCGATGATGTGCGAGACATCCTGTCGAGTCTCAAGCACCACCCCGTCGTCTGTCTCATGGGCTAGGGTGTATCGCCCGTCGTGTTCACTGAATAGTTTTGGCATCGTTGGTCGGGGAGAGGTTACCCCCTCCCCTTCCCCACTTCGCTATTAGAGAGCAGGATTCAGGTCAGCAACAATACCCGAAGCCGCCTCGTTGCGAACTTCCAGCGTAAACTCAGCGAGCATCTGAGTGTTCTCAGAGTCGCCGGTCTTGGCAAGATCATTCGTCACGAACGGACGGAGGTAAGCAACAGCCATGTACTCGGGATCGATCAGCAGAGCGTCACGAGTCCGAATAAAGCGGTCAGGAACAATCGACAACTGACCAAAGTCGCCCATGTAAACGTCCGCAGCGCCGATAATGGTCGTCGGCTGATCGCCAGGAGCCATGTAACGCTGTGCAGCGATACCAGCAAACGCACTGACTTTCTGCTTCAGACCGGAACCAACCACAAGCATCTGAGGATTGCCGCCAGCGTCATAGCAGAGCTTGATGACATCTTTCAGCAGGGTCTCAGTAAACGTGCGGGTAGCACCATCCGAACGGGTCGAAACACCAATCGTCGTGGGATCAGTGCCGCTCGTGCCCTTGCTCGTATTGGTCTTGAGCCAGGACAGAATCGCACCGAGTTTGCGAGCAGACGAAGAAGAACCAGCATCCCGGCCTTGGTTGGCAGAGATAATGGTCTCCATGTCACGCTTCAACTCAGCAGCGGCTTTCGACAACTGATAAGCCTTCTCAGAGCGACGACCGGCCTTGTTAACAACTTCCAGCGTACCGGAAACTTGAACGGTTTTCTGGACGATCTGGCAGTAGTTACCGAGACGAGTAGTCGGGCTAATAGTCGCTGACGTTGCGTCGGCACCTTCGATTGCGGCATTCGCTGACGTAGCGGCTGCAAGCGAATCCGACTGCCACTCGTGAAACACAGCAGTGGCTTTCGTGCGAGCAAGCGTAGACAGCAGGGGAGTTTCGGTCGGGCTGATGTCGTAAATAACGTCAATCAAGTCCTCACGCTGACCGATAGCGGTATGTGCGGTAAAGGTAGGCATGACAATTCCTTAAGAAATAAATCGTTCAAAGATGTTTGCCGCATCCCTGGTTCGTCCAGTTTTGCGGAGCTTGTTTCGTTCAGCCTTCAGCGATTCACTCTCGGGGTTGGAAACCTTTGCAGTCCCAGGCTTGAGCATCTTGGGAGCCTCAGAGACCTTCTTCGTCACCTCGGGTTTCCCAGCTACAAGTTTGTCGTACTGCGCCGCTTTCCAGAGAGTTAATACCGCTCGACTGTCATAGACCTGAGACAATTCCTGATCGGAGAATCCGAGACCCTTTGCATAGGTCCGAATATCACGGCGAACGTCCTCGCCTTTTTCGGTCTCCCACTCGGGGATATGTTGCGCTAGCTTCTTCGCTTCTTCAGCAAGGTACGACTGTAATTGCTGCTGGGCATCTGCTTGTTGCTGTTGTGCAAGGCGTTGCCGTTCAGCGGTTACTGCCGCCAATTGCTTTTCACGTTGAGTGGCTTCTGCAACTTTGACCGCATATCCAATCGGATCGGTCTCTTTAAGATGTTCAAAATCCTCCGTCTTGTTCTGCTCGGCAAGAACCTTTGAAATAAGTTCTAACCGTTGAGCATACTGGTCACGGAGAGCTTTAGCTTGCTCTACCGCAGATTTCTCAGCCTCGATGGCCTTTCTCTGCTCGGCAAGCGCTTGGGTTTTTGATGTGTAATCAGTGCCTAATTGATAACCTTTAATCAGGTCGTCTAACGTAACCTCACGTTCCTCACCAGCGGCTTTCACCCGGTAGCGTGGGGTTTCTTCGACTTCCTGCTCGGTTTCAACAACCTCCGATTCCTGTTGTGGTTCTTGAGGAGTCGGTTCTTCACCTTCCTCGCCTCCCATCAAACCGAGAATCGCATTGGCTGCACCATTTACATCTAGCGGTCCACTTCCGTTTGGAGTCGTGTCCATTTGCACCCTTTATAAAATCTTCCAGCGTTTCCGCTCAATCTCTTTCGTGTCGGCAATCGACTGAAAGTGAGTTTTGATAACGGCTATCGCTTTCATCATTCTATAGGCATTCTCTCTTATGTCAAGATCGTGCTCTAATGAGTTCTTAATACTGTCTAGATAACCGGCTTCCAGTTTATCCAGTTCCTCGGTTAATTCAGTCAGCAGTAACTTAGCTCTTTCTGGTGTCATCCGGGAATCTCAACATTCTTGGAAATACCAGCACCGATCTTTGCCGCCTTTAATTGAGCCTCAACCTGAAATTCTTGCTGCTTTAATTGCAGTTCGGCAGCGGCTTTCTCTCTTGCCAGTTGAATATCGGCTTGCGCTTTCATGCGTTGAGTTTCAATCGCCGCCATCGCTTTCTGCTGCTCAATCTGAATCTGAGCCTGCGCCTGGGCAATCATCGCATCTACAGCGGGATTCGCCTGTTGTTGTTGCGGAGGTGGATTGCTGAGTTGCTGGTCAATCTCGGGAGTAATTTCTTTGAAGAACTCCGTCGAATCCTTGAACCCTGCCGCCTCGATAAACCGACCAATTGTGTTCCGGTATTGTCCGACAGAAACCAGAGGATTCGCAGG